TCATATCGCTGATCAGTTCTTTAGTTCTGTATATCCTACTATCTCATCTGGTAAATCTACCAAGGTTATCATCATTTCTACCCCTCACGGGATGAATATGTTCTATAAACTTTGGCATGATGCAGAAAGAAATAAGAATGAATACATAACAACCGAAGTTCATTGGTCTGAAGTTCCTGGTAGAGATGCAGCATGGAAAGAACAAACCATTGCTAACACATCAGAACAACAATTTAAAGTTGAGTTTGAGTGTGAGTTCCTAGGATCTGTTGATACTCTGATTAGTCCTAGTAAGTTGAGGACTATGCCATACTCAGATCCTATCAAACAAAATAAAGGTCTTGCAGTATATAAAAATGTAGAACCAGAACACAATTACATCATTACTGTTGACGTTGCACGTGGAACATCACAAGATTATTCAGCATTTTGTGTCTTGGATACCACAACAGTTCCATATGAATTAGTTGCTAAGTATAGAAATAATGAAATCAAACCTATTATCTTTCCCAATGTTATTGTAGATGTAGCAAAAAATTACAATAATGCATATATTCTATGTGAGGTAAATGATATTGGTGGACAGGTTGCAGATATAATTCAATTTGATTTAGAGTACGAGAATCTATTGATGGCTGCCATGAGAGGTAGAGCAGGTCAACAATTAGGACAGGGATTCTCAGGTAAAAAGACTCAGTTGGGAGTTAAAATGTCAACTGCTGTAAAACAAGTTGGTTGTTCTAACCTTAAGGCATTGATTGAAGAAGATAAATTATTAATTCCAGATTATGATACAATCGCAGAGTTAACTACCTTTATTGTAAAAGGACAATCATTTGCCGCAGAAGAAGGATGTAATGATGACCTTGCTATGTGTCTTGTTATATTTGCGTGGATGGCAATGCAAGAATACTTTAAAGAAATGCACGACAATGATGTGAGGCAACGCATCTATGATGATCAAAGAGAAAATATTGAACAAGATATGGCACCTTTTGGATTTGTTTCAGACGGATTAGAGGATGATCATATCATCGATGCTCAAGGTGAAAGATGGGAAGTCGCGGAATATGGTGATCAGTCTTACATGTGGGAGTTTAGGTAACGTTTCAAAAATATAAATAATCTTAGACAACCGATGTTGACATCATTTTCCTAGGAGTATATAAACATGGCAGCTAACCAATCATCGCCAGGTGTAGTAATTCAGGAGAGAGACCTGACTACTATTACCACATTATCCACCGCAAATGTAGGCGTAATTGCGGCACCATTTGAGCAAGGTCCTGTTGAGGAAATTGTACAAATTTCTAACGAGAGACAACTTACAGATATTTTTGGGAAACCAAATGATAACAACTACGAGTACTGGTTTACAGCATCTCAGTTTCTTTCATATGGTGGTATCCTTAAGACAGTTCGTGTAACAGCAAGTGCATTAAAAAATGCTGTTAATACTGGAACTGCACCTCTAATTAAAAATTTCCAAGACTACGAAACTAACTTTGAGACTGCCAATAACAGTTTTGAATGGGCAGCAAAAACTCCTGGTACCAAAGGAAACTCTATCGGTATTTTTGTAACTGATGCTGGTGCAGATCAAATTGTAGTTCTTCCCGCACCTGGTTCAGGTAACGAATGGGAATTTGTTGCTGACGAAGCAATCACTGCTGCATCTGGTGCTGCTGGTAAAGTCTTCAAGTATAGCATTGTCCTTACTGTAGACACTGTTGTTGGTGATTTCACAGTTGGTTCTGCAACTACAATTAGTATTGGTGGTTCTGATGAAACAGTAAATGTTCTCTCATGGGATCCTGCTAATAAGAAGTTAGAAATCGGTCTTCCTTCTGGTGGTGTTACTGGTATTCTTTCAGATAATCAAGTAATTACTCAGGGAACAAACACTGCTGCTATTGATACTACCATCGAACGTCGTTTGTATGCTGCTCTGAATAAAGATAGTATTGCATTTGCTGCTAGTGATGCAATTGCTGATACTAATAGTAACTCTGCAACAGCATCTTCTGTTCGTGACGAGTATGATGAGCGTGAGTATCTACCTGGTGTAAAATGGGTAAGCGTTGCTCCACGTCCTGAAACTTCTAAGTTTGCTACAGAAACAGGTGGATTCCGTGATGAACTCCACATCGTTGTAGTTGATATTGATGGTAAGATTACTGGTACAACTGGTGCTTTACTTGAGCGTTTCATTGGTGTTTCTAAAGCATCTGATGCTAAGACTTCTGTTGGTGAAACAAATTACTATGTAAATGTTCTGAAGGCACGTTCCGAGTATATCTACTGGGGTGAGCATGAGACTGGAGTATTCAACGCAACCGCAACTGGATCTGATGGTACTTGGGGTCTTTCCGCAGCTAGTCGTCAGTTTAACCTTCTACGTTCTGCTGATGGATCTGTTGATTTTCCTGCTGGACGTACAACTTTAGGTTCTAAGAATAACTCAACATTCTACTACAGTCTTACTGGTGGTGCTGACTACTCTTCTGTTGGTGGTGTTTATTCTGTAAGTAATACAGATGTAAGTACTGCATATGAACTACTTGAAGATCCTGAATCACAAGTTATCGACTTTATCTTAACTGGTCCTTCTGGTTCTACAGATGCAGAAGCACTCGCTAAGATCACTGCTCTAACAAATATTGTTGAAGAGCGTCGTGACTGCATGTTATTTGTATCTCCTCGTCGTGGTAACGTTATTGGTTTAAGCAACGCAAACACAATTACTAATAACATTATTAGTTTCTTTGATACTTTACCTTCTAGTTCTTACGTTGTATTTGACTCTGGTTACAAGTACATCTACGATAAGTACAATGATGTTTATCGTTACGTTCCTACTAACGGTGACATTGCTGGTCTTTGCTTACAAACTACTGAAGTTGCAGAACCATGGTTCTCACCTGCTGGTTTCCAACGTGGTGTTTTGAGAAATGCAATCAAACTTGCATATACTCCTAACAAGACTCAACGTGATCGTTTATATGGTGCTCGTGTTAATCCCGTTGTTTCCTTCCCTGGTCAAGGAGTAGTCCTATTCGGTGATAAGACTGCACAAGGATTTGCATCCGCATTTGATAGAATCAACGTACGTCGTCTGTTCCTAACAATTGAGAGAGTTATCTCTGGTGCTGCTAAGTCTCAACTCTTTGAGCAAAACGATGCTGCACAGCGTTCACTATTCCTCAATATTGTTGAACCTTATCTTCGCGAAGTTCAAGGTCGTCGTGGTGTAACAGACTTCTTAGTTAAGTGTGATGAGGATAATAACCCATCTGAAGCAGTTGATCGTGGTGAGTTCTACGCGGAAATTTTCGTGAAACCAACACGCACAATTAACTACATCACTCTTACATTTACTGCAACTAGAAGTGGTGTTGCATTTACTGAAGTAGCAGCGTAATAAATACAGTTGTCCATTAAAGGATAGACAGAGAGATCCCTTCGGGGATCTCTTTTTATGTCTGAAAATATAAAATATTCTAAATATTAAGGACAGAGACATCATCTAAAAACCATGGCAAAAAGAGGTACTATTGACGATTTTAAAGCAAATGTTGTTTCAGACTTTGCTCGTCCTAATTTATTTCAGGTAGACCTTGCGTTCCCTTCAGGAATTATTAACAATGCAAGTCTTGTAAATCTTGGAAAATTTACTGTACGTGCGGCAAATCTTCCCTCTTCTCAGATAGGAGTTATTGAAGTTCCTTTCAGAGGTCGTGTATTAAAAATTGCAGGCGATAGAACATTCGAACCTTGGACAATTACAATACAGAATGACAGCAACTTTGTACTCCGCAATGCATTTGAACTTTGGGCATCAAGTATTCAAGCATACAATGAGAACTTTACATCTGCTGCGGGTCTTGGCGATGCTGATGATAGCACTGGTTACTTTGCAGACATGGAAGTTCATCAGTTAGCACGTGATGTTAAAGATGGTGAGAAACCTAAGGTGCTTAAGTCTTACAGATTCTATAACGTATTCCCAAGCAACATTGCTGCAATTGATCTAGATTATGGAAACAACGATGCGATTGAAGAATTCACAGTTGAACTCCAGACACAATACTGGACTCCAAAAGTACCTACTTCAAATGACTGATAAATAGATCAGGACCAATAACCCAGTAAAATTATAATGTCTCAGCTCTTCGGATATAGTCTTGAGAGAGCGAAGAAGGTCCCCAAGGGGCCTTCTTTTGTTCAAAAAGATAACATGGATGGTTCGCAACCCGTAGTTGGTGGCGGATACTACGGATACTCTGTTGATTTTGACGGAACTATTCGTAATGATTATGAACTCATCACCCGATACAGGGAGATGGTTTTAAATCCTGAGTGTGATAGTGCAGTTGACGATATTGTCAACGAAACAATATGTGGAAATTTTGATGATGTACCAGTTGAGTTGGAGTTATCCAACCTAAAGGTATCAGATAAAATTAAAAAATTAATGCGAGAAGAGTTTGATGAAATTCTAAAACTTCTTGATTTTGAAAATCGCTCGTATGAAATTTTCCGTAGATGGTATGTTGACGGAAGACTTTTTTACCACAAAGTAATAGATCCCAAGGCACCTAAAAAAGGTCTTGTAGAACTTCGTTATATCGATCCACGTAAGATTCGCAAAGTAACTGAGTACGAGAAAAAGACTCCAGATCAAATGCGTGGTGTAGATCTCAACACTCAACTAACACAAAAAGCAGCAGAATATTTCTTATATAACCCAAAAGGTTTAAAGAATTCTACGAATCAGGGTATGAGAATTACTACTGATTCTATTACATATTGCCATTCAGGTATTCAAGATCTGAATAAAAATATGACTCTTAGTCATCTACACAAGGCGATTAAGGCAGTCAATCAGTTAAGGATGATTGAAGACTCTCTTGTTATCTACAGATTATCAAGAGCACCAGAAAGAAGAATTTTCTATATTGATGTAGGTAA